CCGCGAAGCCAACGTGATTGCTAAGGAAACTCGTCGTGGTAAAGGTAACTTTATTATCTGTACCTCCGACGTTGCCTCGGCTCTCTCGATGTCTGGCTTCTTGAACTTGACCCCAACACCTGACATCAACCTCACTGTTGATGACACAGGGAACACATTCGCCGGTACTCTTAATGGCAAGATTAAGGTCTACATTGATCCTTACTCTGTCTCTGGTTCCGACTATGTTTGTGTTGGCTACAGAGGTTCCAGCCCATACGATGCTGGTATGTTCTACTGCCCATACGTCCCGCTGCAAATGGTTCGTGCAGTTTCGGAAACAACCTTCCAACCGAAGATCGGCTTCAAGACTCGCTATGGTCTTGTCAATAACCCCTTCGTTTCGGATGGCTCTGATCGTTCCGATCCTCACGGCTCTGCTGCCGCTCGTGCTAACCAATACTTTAGAATCTTCCGTGTCTTGAACCTTCACGGTACTGATGTCTCTACATCCTG